AATGCCTACGTCTTTGTTGACTCCGTCGCGAACATGTTTGTTATGCGCCATTCGTTAGCCTATCATAATTATTGGTCCGAAGAGACCATTCAATGGGATATACCCAATCATACGGGATTTGCATCGTCTGTGACTTCACACCAAACTTGACTGCCATATACTTATAATGCATGCAAAGCTTATCTTCGAGGTTCAGATAGTTGTGCGTATGAATTGGATTGGAAGGATGTGCCTTCAGATAATCCATATGCTCGACTTGCATCTTCGCTGCATCGTTCAGAGGAACATAGTCACCGAACTCGTTGATCTCGTACTTGCTCTTGCTCATGAGATTCGGGCAATCGAACACCTGACTCAGACCATCGAAGTAGCCTGTGCCGCCATGAAGAAACGAGTCAGGATCAACCCATTCTGGATGGCTCATAGCCACATGTCGAGCAGCGTTCTTCGAAGGATACATGGCATTACGGAATCCATACTCCTTCACAAAGATCTCGTTCAACTTCTTGGCAAACTCCATCATCGTATAAGGACGATTACGAGAAGCAAAGATTTGATCGGCATGGATGTGAGCAAAATCATTCGGCACATCACACAGCCAATCTTTTACACTCGTATCCTTTGGATAATAGATTTGAAAAAGATCTGATCGAGCATGACGTTCAGTCATAAATCGAGTACGCATGGCTTCAGAACCTCCAGATCTCCACGCTCTGAAAGTTTTCCAGTGTTCATTGCTAAACGAGAAGATGAGACAAGCTTCGAGTACAGTCCGAGGATCGTCGACTTCTTTCATCTCATCGACGAACGGACACTCGTGCCAATGGAGGCGATGACTGAACTGCTGATAGTTGTCACGAAGAAGTGAGTCGCGACGTAAGTCATACTCACGACAGAACTCGAAGAACTTTTCAGTCCGTTCTTCCTGAGTCCAATCTTTCATCCACGATTGCTTCGGCTTTCCTTTGTCGTCATATTCGACATCGGCAATATTGGGATATTGAATATCAAACTCATGTTCACCCAGCAATTCAGTTAACAAGTTCATTGACTTTAGCCTTATATTGTTCAACGGTGAGTCCAGCAGCCTTGATAATGGTATCGTCAGATGGGTGGTTTGTCATACCGTTAAAAGTTCTTACGAGGCCCAGATCCAGCATCGCACGTTGGCGCCCATACGGGTGATCCTTAATTTTGCAGGATGACCAAACGGAGTCGAAATCGAGATGGTTGTATCCTGATCCTGGCTTAACATAGTTCTCGACCCATCGGATAAAGTCGCAACATACATCTTCCGCATTGTAGGGGAACGCACCTGTGTCTGCATAAATCTTTTCCATTACCTTATCGAGAAACTTTTCTTTTTGCAACTTATCAGTGTTGTTTGCCAGATATGAGATGCACTCGACAGCATTTGTACCATAATAGAATGGGCTTTCGAGATTGACATACTGCGGAAACCAATCGGCAATGTCTGCTACGAATGCCGCATACTGGAATCGATAAACACGAAGTCCATTCTTGGTATTCCAATCAAACATCCATTCTCCGATTTCGCGGAGATCTTTCTTGGAGTTGTTGCCTTCGAGCCACTCTGCCATTTCTCGGCAAAGACGCGGTGCATACTCAGAAAGGTAATAGTCTCCACCTCTCTTGTAACCAGCCGCTGGCTTTGGAAATGAAGGGAACTGATAACCTACCGAGGTGTAGAATGGATATGGATAAACGTTGATGAACCGCGTCATCTCTTCGATAGTTTTAAACTTATAGAGATGCGGAAGAACCGTATTCGAATATCCTGAAGGTTTCACCGAGTAGTTGATACCAGAACCAGTCACACGATGGAGAAGGAACACATACAACCATTCGGCAAGCTTGAAGTCAGAGTGCTTACCAGTCCAGTCGGTGGCAATCGTCTTACGTTGGTATGTGTGATGACCTTTCTCCATCTTGTCCCAGTAGGGATGTTCAGGAGTCCAACCATAAAACACGTCATTGACGATTTGTGAGAAGCCAGCAAACTTACGTTCGACGACGTCATAGAGCTCTACGTTCTCTAAGAGGTCGTCGTTCATATTTGATTCGAGGTATGGAACAGAACCAAGATTACACTTGGCCTGTTGATCTTTTGCTAGATGGAAATAGCGGATATACTCGTCATAATATTCAGTGAGTTCCACGCAGATAATCTTTCATATTTTCAAGAGTCATCGTTACGTTACGAAAGTCATTCCACTTTCTGTTACGCATTGAAGGATGACCGATCTTGAGGTGATCTATGCCAAGCTTGTCGAGTACCTTCGAAGGAAAGTTGCCGAGAGCAATTACCTTCTTATCTCTAAACTTGCTTAGCTTAGTATTTATATCCTCAAGATTGACGTTCGCCATCTTCGGCTCTGCGTCAACAATATCAGGAATGACGTTGTAGAAGTCGTATGCGTATTGACCTACGATGTTCATCCAGTTCTTGAGACGCCAGTACGTATCAGATCTCGAACGAACATCGTTGCTCGAAGGGCACAGACCAACGACCACGACATCATCACTGATCTCGTGGCCTGTCAAAGTCGAATAATATAAAACGTCTTTCATTATTTTACCTTATCAAAATGTCTCTCATATACATGAAGGTTACCGACATGCCAAATGATCTTTGGCGGATGTGAGAGGTTGAGATCTTCTGTCATACGATCAGCAACATACTTCTGCCATGCATAGTCATTGCGATAGCCAAAGACAACATCGTTCGAACGCATCTGAACGATTGCAACAAGTTGACCATCACGAATCATATACTGCACTGCATTTGTGCACATGAAGTCGGACATACCATCACGATTGTAATCTTGCCACATCGAAGGACGTGTGTAGATCATGACTGCACGACGGCTGTTCGGCGAGAAAGTCAGTTCGTTCAGAACATTAGCATACTGCAGATGATTATCTTTGTGATAGATAGCCCAACCATAATTGGAATTGATCTTACCACCACGATCGGCTACTTGCTGCCAGATAGCAGGAGTAATTCCTGGAATATCATCGACATACAATGACATCGACTTATACCAGTCAAGCTCACGCTGAATGTAATCTTCGTTGAGTTCACCGAAGATGGTTGGCTCATCGGCTTCGAATGTGGCACCGATCATCTCGATTGTCTTGACACCAGTTTTGTCAGTGACAAAGTTGCTGTCCATCAATTCATCAATAAAGTGATTACGAATATCTTCAACCTTAAGCATTAGCATTCTTCTTTGCATTCATAATAGAGTTAACTTTACCAATTTCATTAGGAGCAAGTTTATCAATGATTTTAATCATCAACTCATAAAGCTCATCAGGGTTTTTGCCTGTTTTTACTGTACGCTGTGGGTGTTGTTTTCCATTAGGAATGTAATCAGATACATTAGCGCGGAGAGTCCATACACCGCATTGAATTTGGTTTTTAATAGTTGAACCTCCACCGAAAGACTTGACTTTAGTTCCTTTCGGATAAATGCCAAATTGTTGGTTCTTATATGAATATTGCCACTTAGTCATTTAGATTACCTCCAACGTTAGCACCATCGATCTTCACGGGACGATTAAGGAAGTCACGCTTAGGATCTTGACCGTCCATCTTACCACGAGAATAAGCCACTACGAACGACGCATAGTTGATCAGATCCATTGCAGAGTCTACGATGGATTCGAAGTTAGGTGTGTAAGTAGGATCTTTTTCCATCGCTTCGATGACTGACTGCATACGCAAAGTCTTGGCATAGATGAGATCGGTAATGGTTGCTACACCACGAGGATAGTAGTCAGCTTGGCGAATGCGTGATGCTTCGTTCTGATAGTCTTTCGACTTCTTCAGCTGGATTTCAGCACACTCTTGGAGGACTTTAATTGATTCACGTTCTTTAGACATATTCTTCTACCTTTTGAATTTTATTGAAATCAAAACGATTATTTCCGTTACGCTTTACTTGTTCTAAAGCGAGCTTAGCATCAACTACGCCGAGTATAATATACTCTACTTCTTGATTTAAGTACAACTCTTTATAGCCATTTTTCCACTTCCAAATCACAAGATGTTTGATTAAGCCAGCGGAGATCTGCTTTTGAATCCACGGGCTAAGATGAACGCCTTCTTGCGAATACAATTTATAGTCTAGACTTTCTAAATCTTCGTGGGTTGTGTCGAAAGCGGCACCTTCATGAAGAGTCTGTTTCGGATCGATCTCACACTGATGATGCTCAGGCAATTCGCAGTCTGCCCCAAATATACCTTGAGTATATTCTGGTGCTCTACGATCTCGATGATCTATAAACTTTTGAGTGGTGGTCGTCTTGTATGTTCCTACAAGAAGTTTGGTGCGAGTGCTCATAATCAAATACTCTTATAATGTTTGTCCCAGGATGAATCAGTCACTCGCAGACCCTGAGAAGCCAGATAAGAACGCCACATCGACTCACAAACATATTTCGAAGTATTGGATGTTTCGATATCATATTTCAGTCGATTGACTGATGCAATCTGACGGACATTTTTTGTTGGAAACGTAGAAATAATTTCTAGCGCTTTAGATTTAGCTTCATTGAGAGGAAGCTTGTCGAGGACGTTGAGAACGCCGAGTTGTTCATTTTTATTCATTATATAAACCTACCACAGTTTCAGTTAATTGTACATATATTTTTAAATCTCTTCGTCGCTTTTTTCGAATATAAGGAACCAACTTGATTTTTGCGGCAGCATACTGTTCTTCCCATGTGTCATAACCAGAACCAAGTTTTTGAAATGGTCTGAGATCACTATTTTCATCTTTTGTTACGAGATGGACTTGACATACCATTTTGATATATTCAATCAGATCTTCTTTAGTGGCTCCAGCGTCAAGCATCTCAAACATCTTATGGGCGCTGGGAGTTCGAGGGTAAAAATGTTCCTCTACTAGATCGGATTTTCTAAGATGTTGTCCTTTTTCAGAAACAAGTCCAGTGTGGGTGCTGGGTGTATCATATAGCCCGTTGCAAACTTGACGTATATTAAACGCTCGTTGTTTTGGGCAGTTTTTAGAGCCCTCGTAAAGAGAAATAGCCGCGTTGGCCAAAAGCCCGTACGCTTCATACTTTTGTTCTTCAGTACGACGCTTAGCCATTACAGAACCTTTCCGTCAAGGATGAACTTGCGATTTTCGCTATCGAAGATCAGAATGTTGTCATTCATAAGGATCTGCAGCGGTGCTTCGCCTTGAGCATTGTAAGCGCCAGCCAGACGGTTGAAATAGGCTTCTACCGAGTAGTGGTTGATCAGAGTCTTGATGAACTTCGATTTGGTAACTGGCCCACGGTGTTTGAAGCGAGCGACAAACTTGCGGTCTTCCCAGTAGTTGTCAGCGTGAGGCTGGTAAAAAACATAATCTCCACTGATAACTAAATTTTGTTTGGTAAAAGCAGTCATAATTATTTCCTTCTTGATTATAGGTCCACCTTACCAAGAATTGGATTAATTGTACATGCTTTATTTTCGAAACAAAACTATTTTTTTAGTTTTGTCAGCAATCCATGGTTGTTAGCATGGCTCGGAGCTTTCCAACCAGCGGGCTTAATCAGATCTGGAAGACCGAGAGGATTCGGCCGTTCTGGTTTGACTCCAACCTCTTTTTGGAGATTGGCACGAAGCACCTTATTCCATGCCTCATACGAATCGATACCCATCGAATCGAGAGTGCCAATGGCCACGACACACAGATCGATCAGACCGTCGACGATTTCCTCGGCGTCGTTGTCGCGAACTGCGTTCTTTGTTTCGGTCAGCTCTTCTTCGAGGAATGACATGCGAAACCGAAGGAACTGCTTCAGCTTATCGGCATCAAAGTCCTGAACCTTCTCATTAACACCGTAATAACGATGCATACCATTAATGTCTCTTACCCAATCTTCACTCATGCTTTTAACCAATCCATCATTTGTTGTACTTCTAAAGATAACTCATTTTTCGGTTTAAGTACACCGTTTTTTCTGTTTATTTTTGCTGCCAGCTTTTTAGCTTGTTCCATATGATATGTATTCGCTCGCTTGGTATGCTGGATTCCATTCAAGTGGTCGAGCTCATGCTGAAAGACTCGAGCAGTGATACCATCAAACTTCTTCGTTTCGGTCGTGCCATCAGGATGCGTGAAGCGAACCTTGATAAACTTCGGTCGCTTGATCTTGACGAAGAGGTTAGGATACGACAAGCATCCTTCTTCGAGTGTCACCATCTCTGATGATACGTCGATGATCTTCGGATTGATAACACCGATCACGTTCTCTGCTCTCATCACGAACATACGAGTACGTACACCAATCTGATTGGCCGAGAGTCCCATGCCTTCAGCATCGATCATCGTCTCGGCAAGATCGTTGTAGAGTTCTACAGGATTGACGATCGGATTATCGAAGTCAAACTTTGGCATCTCTTCCTTCAGAATAGAATCTGTATGTAATAAGATTTCTTTGATCATTTTATAATCCTATCAAAATTGAGTTTTGTCATTCTACTGATGGCTACATGATATTTTTTGAGTAGTTCCATCTCAGATTTTGAGTACTGCTGATACCAGTACTGCTTTCCATCTTTCTCTTCAATCCATTGGTTCATGCAGCAATCAACTTATTTAAAGCAAAAAATGTCTTAGCACTTACGTATACTACTTGACCATCATCCCTGGTTATTTCATATACCGGACTATAGTAACCCAACTCTTCGCCACTTACTATACAGTTTGGATATGGTTCTTCAGTTAATACTACGCGTCTAATCTTCATGCTGCGATCCTACTAAAGTTCTTATGCTTCTCAAACTTGATTACACTGTGGAACTTGTCATAGAGCTGATCGCCCTTGTGGCTAATCACAAACGTGTTAGTATCTTGTGTAAGGCCATCGAGGATCTTCATGAATTCTTCTGTTCCTCCGACGTCGAGCGACGAGTCGAAGACTTCATCCATGATGAGAAGGTTGGTCGAAGCAGAATTGCGGAGCTTAGCAATAGCCCGCCAGGTAAACATAAGGCTAAGATCAATGCGCATCTTTTCTCCCTCGGAGAAAGAGGCATAGCTGAAATCGTCTCTGTGACGCGACTTAATAGTTTCATTAAAGTTTTCGTCCAATTCGAACTGGACAAAGAAGTCCATGGCTGCGAGATACTTATTGATCAACTTATTCATGACAGGAACATATTGCTTGATGATCTTCGTCTTGATGCCTGTATCCTTGAGTAGGACGCCAGCAACTTCAAGAACCTGACGATGGTGTGTCAGTTCTTCCTTACGAACTTTGATATTCTTGAGATCGTTCTTGAAAACATCGACATCGTCAGTGCTCGTATCAATCGCAAGTGTATTGTTACGAATCGATTCGATCTCTGCGTTGAGAGTCTTGATCGAGTTCTGCCAAGAACGAATGTCTGCATTATGACCAGTGATCTGTGTATTATGACCAGTGATCTGTGTATTGATATCGGCAATCTCGTTGAGTCGAGTCTCGATGTTTTCCATCTGCTTCTCGATCTCGGCCATTGCACCTTCGATCTCACTCGTCTTGTTCGTACGATTGCTAATCCATTCTTCTTTGAAATCATGATCGATACCTTGACGGCATGTCGGGCAGTTATCGTGGTCGTGGAAGAACGAGATCTCTTTCTTAAACTTACGAATCTTGGTCTCGAGATCGGTCTCCATCTGACGTAGCTTCAGCTTACGCTTGGATACTTTATCATGATCCTCGATCTGTACACTCAAAGACAAGATGTTATCAGCCACGACTTGAATAGCAGCTTCAGTTTCTGCTACACGATCTTCGAGCTCGTCGATCATACCCTGCTTGGCTTTGATCAGCTCGTCATTGTTGGTACGAAGAGATACGATGTGCTTCTCTGCCAACTCGATCTTATTCTCAACAAGGTTAATCTTATGATCAGACTCATGGAGTTCATTACGATTCTCGATGATCTTTTCTTTGAGAAGAGTATTCATTGTGCTGAAGATTTGTATATCCAGAAGATCTTCGATGACTTCTCTTCGCCCATGAGCTGGGAGCTGCATAAAGGGCAAATAGTTTGCAGAGCCCAATACTACGATCTGGCTGAAAGATTTGAAACTTAATTTCAATATCTGCTTCTCGAAGTGATCTTGATAATCTTTATTTGAACTATTTTGATTTAATAGTACACCGTTTTGATAGATCTCGAACAGGTTAGGTCGCATACCTCTTTTTACAAGAAACGCGTTTTTTCCTACCAGGAACTCACATTCGACTAAAAGGTTCTTATTTGTCATGGAATTGACAAGTTGCGGCTTGTTGATGTTACGGAAAGCTTTACCATACAAAACATAAGAAAGCGCATCCAAGATCGTAGACTTGCCTGCGCCGTTTTCACCGAGAATGAGTGTAGACTTACTACGATCCAATTGGATCTCAGTCATTTGGTTTCCAGTCGACAGAAGATTCTGCCAACGGAGTTTACTAAAATAAATCATGATTACTCCACACTTAAAGCTTCACCATACAACGTTGTTAAGAAATTGTACAATCTTTTTTTATCCACTGGAGTATCCCATTGGTCGACTACTTTGGTAAGGATTGTGAGCGTGTCTTCCGCTTCATTGACAATGTCGCTGTCATCTTCCAGTTGAAGATTGAGATTGTCTTCGACCACTTGAATATCAAGAGCACCAGCCTTTTCTAACCTATCGATATATGTATCGAACCAGAACGGGTTGTTCTTGTTCTTGACGATAACCTTGACATAGTTACCCTTGACTGCGCCGAAGTCGAAGCCATTGATGTAGTCGAAGTTAGGCCATTTGGTATCATCATACCACCACTTTTGGAACATAGTGTATGGATTCTTTACGAACGTCAGCTCACGTGTGTCTGTGTCAAATATATGAAAGCCCCTTGGATCATCGTAATCAGACCAAGACATTTCGTAGGGTGCGCCGAGATAATTGATATTACCGCGTGTGGATTTATGATGGAAATGGCCACTGCACACGACATCAAACTTATCAAAAAGGCTAGCGCTAAATCCATGATCATTTACTGCTCCTTTATACATTTCGAACCCTGCGAGTTCGAGATGCCCAAAAAGGATCTGCGACTGAGTGTTGTTGATGAATTGCATTGACTCTTCATAGTTGCCTGAGCAGATCCATGGAAGGACGGCGATTTCGGTGCCATCAATGTCAACAGCAGTAGGATCAGAATAATAGTGGATATCATAAGTTGAATGCTCGAAGAGCTCCCTCATAGAGTTGACCTCGTTCGTGTTCTTGAACGAAGTATCATGGTTACCGATGATGACGTCTAGTCGGATTCCTGAAGTATCACAGTGCTCGACGAATCTTCGTAGATGTCTGGCGGTGACAAAGTTGATATACTTGCGTCGATCAACAATATCACCAAGATGGAAAATGCGAGTAATACCATTGTCCGAAAGATATGGGAAAAAGTAATCATAATAAAACCTGTTAAAATACTCGGCGAAAGCCGCAGAATCTCCACGAGCACCCCAATGGGTGTCAGTAATTAAAGCAATTTTCATTTAAAGATCTTCTTCTTGTTACTTTGATATTCACGTAATGCTTTGTCTGCATAGTCACGAATGGCTTCCATTGAAATCATGTAATTATACCGAATGTGTTCAGGTGTTTTTTCATTCAACATATTTTCTCTGATTTGTTCAATGAGTGTTGGAATATTATCCTTCATCTTCTTCGTCCTCGATAAATTTCTCTACGCCCTTCTTTTCGATTGGCTTTGGTGGTTTCTTTGCTTCAAACTTTTCTACAAGTTCGTTGAGTTTCTCTGATACATTGATAAAGGCTGCGCTGTAATGTGCTCGATCTTCAGGAGCCATATCTACGAGAGTGTTCATGATCATGCTATTCTCAAAAGCTTTATGCTTGATGTATGTGTGCTTCTTTTCTTTTTGAATTCTACGTAGGAATGCATAGTAAATGATCTGTGTAAAGTAAGCAAACGGATTGGTAGATTTTTCTGGATTGAAATTATGAATGTAAGTCAGACAGTTTTCAATGCCATCGCCGACCATCTCTTCTCGATAAGAGTATCCGATAAAGTTAGGCCGAGTTGATAACCGCTGTGCGATCAGCATGATGCACTTACCCACATATTCTGGAATCGGAGGTCGAGGATCACCATTCTTCTTGGCTTCCTGACACGAGTTCCAAAACTTTACCATCTCGGTATAAAACAACTTATTATCGATATAGTGGGTAGTCGGTTTCTTTTTAATCATCATTTAGACTTTCTCAATTTACTGTATCTTTTCCTACAAACCTTTGAGAGACGAGTTTCTTCAATCTCGCATCCATCTCTTCCATATTCTCAATGGTCTGCTTTAGAATCTTATCAGTTTCGTGGGTGACGGTATATTCGACGAGGCGCTTGTAATATTCTTCCATCATATCTGATGGTCTATAGTTATACATTACATCATTTTTCTTTATATGTACACAGTTATCTTTCGAAAATGCTAACAAATAATCCATTCGAATACCAGAGCCTTGTTCGGTGTCATCTACTATTTCCATATGGAATGGATGAGTGACCACATACTCGTCACCACGACTTCCCACATTTCCGATAATAGTTTCGCAACTCACCAATTGTATTACCTTAATCATAATTAAACCTTCACGTTGTAAATTTCGTAATCAAACTGTTCAGCATCATAGATCTTCGTTCTTTCGAGGAAGTGTTTGAGCGTAAAGTTTTGATGGGATTTATAAGAGAGATCGTCGACGAGGTCGTATAAGACAGCGCCATGTTCTTGTTTCTCTTCGTGCAATCGAAGCATACGACCAATTGACTGAAGTACTTTGATCTTTGACTTGGATGGAGAGGCGGCAATCATATGATGTAGTCGATTGATACTGACACCTGTCGAAGTAGTACCCAACGATGCTAAGAGGATTGCGTTTTCTTCTTCTTCGATCGCCTTACGTATAGCTTCTCGAGTATCACCGCTGACAGAGCCATCAATGTAAAACACATTATGATCAGTACTTCTTGTGATGAGATCATGGAGTTTTTTGCCATGATCCACAATTCGAAAGAAAACAAGTTTGTTACCCTTTAAGGAGAGTCCGAGGTTGCGGATGAACTTATTCCGTGCCTCGCAATTAATGAGGAAATCGATCTCTTCTTGGTATGTCTTTCCTTTGACTGCATGGCTAGTTGGTTCATCATACTTAAGGACAATGCATTTGATCTTGAGTTTGGATACATATCCTTGGTCCATGAGCTCTTTTGTGCTGACGGCTTTGTATTTTGGACCGAAGAGACCTTCGATTGTTGTCTCGTTAAGGGCTGTGCCATCAAGGGTTCCAGTAGTCCCAAAGCGAAATTTGCAATCAGTAAGGCTACTAAGAATTTGTATAAGCGAGGTAGCTTTTGCGCCATGTGCTTCATCTCCGAATACTACTCCAAATTGTTGATACCAAGGTTTTGGCATCTTGTTCTTGCCGTTGTTGAGCGACTGCCACGTGGTAATGACCATATCACATTCGATATCATTTGACTTACTCAAACCCTGAGTCGAGAGATGTATGTTGCCTGTATAGCCATAATCTCGAAAGTCACTCTCCATCTGGTTGACAAGACCGATGGTAGGAACGATGATCAAACCTTTATGCTTCTGATACCATCTCATCAGAATGTAAATCATCAAAGATTTACCAGAAGAAGTCGGCGATACCAGTGTTCTTCGATTCGATCTGATGCACTTTAAGATGGAATCAAACTGATAGTCTCTGACTGCATACTTTTCAGGAATTCCAAGAGTATTTATGAACTCTCTTAGCTCGTGCTCAGATACACCATCATAATATAATTCTTCGTCAAACGAGAACGTATAGTTTCGGGCATCGCAAAATTTCTTGATATGCCTTGCTAAACCAGAGTATACATATCCAGTCAGATTGTTAATCAGACGAATCTTACCGTCCCACATTCTCGCTCGATACTTTGGATGGAACTTATAGTTCTCTGCATAGAACGTGAACTCGTCTGCCAATTCCATGATAGTCGATGGTTCTGCCTCCACTTTGACGTGGACATTATTGATAAATTTAAGATGCACTGAGCTCATTAAATACCTACTTTAAATCGCTCCCACTCGATCGCAGCCTTGATATTAAAACCACGGGCAGTGAGAGACTTGATAATGGATTCAAGGAGATCGATCTTCTCGTGCTGAATACCCAGCTTGAGCGATAGATTGACAATATCCTTGTCTGCTTCTATATAGTTATTCACTTCAGATTTCAGTATTTTACCCTGTGGAGGCAAGCGCCAGCCTTTTTCATGGGACTCTTCTGTCGGTCCGAGAGTATAGAACTCTAACTTCTCGAGCTTGAGTTGCTTGAGTTCTGCCTCTTGCTTACGAAGCAGCAGACGCTCATGCGTAAAGATCTTGAAATATTTGTGATGAAGCTTTGGAATATTGAGCGCTTCGTCGCCGAGCTCAGAGCGATTGATCTGGGAATCCTTTTCCCATTCTGCATAAATGTCATCAATTTTCATAACAAATCCTATAATTTAGTAATATCGTACCTTAGATATTTAAACTCTACACTACATTCTATATAATTGACACTGGTATCTGTACTATTAAACTCAATATCTCCGAGACTAGTTGGAAACGCGTCATAAAAAGTTATCATAATATTCGAATTCATGCTGCTATTCATGATCTGTAAGTTCAGATCTGAGTAGAGTGTTCCTGTAGATCCAGCCTGAGAATTCTGTACAGCTTTATAAGCATCAAAACTAACAGGAGATGCCAGAGCCACCATCCAGTTATAGATCTCAAGATAATCTGTCATATCTTCGTTCAGACGAAACGTAATATCGAGAGGACTATAAGTAAGTTTGCCAGTAACTGGAATCGGAACGAACGGAGTAGGACTCTCGCCGTTACTCATCTGCACACCAGGAAAACGAATGTTCTGTACATTGTAGCTGAGCGCAGGTGCACGTGCCAAAGTAAACTTGTAGCCTAAAGGTGACAGAAAGTTTTTGTTAATATCGTTTACAGCAGTCATATCTTTCCTTTGGCCATAAGATCATTATACACACTATTTATATATTGTACATGCCAAAAAGAAGGGGAGCCTTTCGACTCCCCTTCCAGTTTTTAGGTTGGTTGTTCCAACTCTTATTATTACATAAGGTTGTTAACAAGAACGCGACGGTAGTACTTGTTCGAATCTTGCTCAAGAACAGCTGTTGACGAAGCAGCAGTTGTACCCTTAGCGAATGGATTCGGTGCCATACCGTAACGTGTCTTGAAGCCGATCTTCGGTTGGAATGAACCTGGATCAACTGCACGAACCATTTGTAGTGGAACGTATGGGCAATAGAACAGACCAGCGTCGAACGGATTCGAACCCTTGTAGCCTACTACCAAGAAGTTTGTGCCAGCATATGGATCAATATAGACCTTAATGCGACCGTTGATAACACCAGCAAATGTGTTGCCTGTGTCGTCGATGTTCAGCGAAGAAGTGTTCATCGCAGGAGCGTAATCAAGAACGCCAGCCATTTGAAGTGCAGAAGCAACGTCAGACGAGCAGATGATTACGTTACCCTTACCGCGACGTGTTTCTTTCGCGATCTTGTTACATTCACGTTCGATTTGGAACAGAAGACCCTTGAACTTTTCAACTGACCAACGACCGTTTGAATCGGTGTCGAGGTCGAAGATACCAGCAGTTGTGGTTCCTTCTGTTGCACCCTTTTCAGCAGTGATGATGATCGAGCGAACAACTTCACGGTTGATTTCCGCAAGGATTTCACCTGAAAGGATGTTCGAAAGTTCTGCTTCTGCGTCAAGACCGTGAATCGCCTTGAGATCTTGTGCAAGTTCTAGAGTGTATTCAGCCTTCAGTGCACGTGTCTTAGCAGATACGGTAACCTTCTCGATTGAGAAGCCCATTTCCGGGAAGATGTATGTGCTGTTAGCGCCAAGTAGTTCAGCCGAACCAACAAGAAGACCCATTGTGTAGTTATACACTGAGTTACCTGCGTTGTTCGATGAATCAGGAGCTGTACCAACTGTGTTAGCACCAACTGCAGTTGTTGTAGCAGCACCGGTGTTAGCAGCTGTAAGACCAGCACCAAGACGCGAAGCGTGACCTGTGTTGGCTTCGTTGTAGAATGCTTCTGCAACAGTTGAATCTGTCGAGTTTGCGTATTGTGAACGCATTGCGAAGATAAGACCTGTTGGACCGTTCATTGGCTGAACGCCGCAAACGTCATAAGCAATCAGGTTTGGCATCGAACGACGTACGAGTGAAATCAGTACTGGATCGAAGTTTGCAACCTGGCCGCTGCCTACCGAGTTGACGTGGCCGTCAGCTTCGCCAAGCATTTGCTGTGAGCTACCTTGGCCAGCAGCTTCGCGAAGCGCACGCTCTGTGTTTTCAAGCACTGTCGCTGTGACAAGGCGCTTGTGTGAATCTGTAATTTCTGGAAGATCCGAGTGCTCGAGCACTGGCTTCCACTTGTTATTTAGTTCCTCAGCTAACATTTTATTCTCCCTTTATCCTTAGGATTTGTTTATTATTTATCAATTAAAAGTTTTTGGTTCTTGAAATCGCGCTGACATAGTTTGCCATTTCACCAACTGCTTTAGGCTTAGTTTCTTCGTTAAGACCTTCTGTTGCTTCTTCCGAAATAACGCCAGTATTAACTTCCTTCTTTTCAGAGAAGTACTTGCCCTTCAGAATGTCGAGCTTCTTTGCATAAGACTCGCTATCTGTGAACTCGATACCTTCTGCAAGTGTGCGAAGCTTTTCTACCTGTGTAGCAGCAAGACCTTCAGACACTTCGTCGAACGTTGCTTCCATTGTAGCTTCGTCGATGACTGACTGTAGTTCTAATTGCGTGTTTATAGACTCATCGAGCTTCGCTTCTAGCTCTTCGAGTTGTGCCTTCAATTCACCGACTACATCAAGCTTCTCTTCAGGCACTGTGATGTATGATTCAGCAAACAGATTGTAGAGGCCTTCCATGAAGTTCTCTGCAATATCGGCGCGGACTGTGGATTCGATAGCAAGCTTGTTATCTTCCATCCACGATTCTACTACATAGTCGAGATACTGATCGACTTTTGTAGTGATCTCTTCTTTAACTTCTTCTACTGCTTCGTCGAGCTTAGCTTCGAACTCTTCTTCGAGACGAGCTTCTTCGATCGAAACGCGAGCTGATACAGCTGATTCGAAGATTGTTGAAAACTTTTCTTTTGCTTCTTCAGTAAGATCTTCGCCATCAAATACTTCGTTGATGTCTTCCTTCACTGCGTTCAGCGTAGGCATTGGCATCTTACCAATAGCAGGAGCTCCACCAGGAGCAGTCGCTGAAGGAACGCCATCAGCACTATATTGCTTGATTGAATCGTTAAAGAAGTGCGAAAGATCTTCACCCTTCAGTTGTGCAAGAAGCGAGCTAAAAGTAGCTAGCATCTCTGCGCGTGTTGGATTCGGCTTCAATGTTTCCGAACCAGCAGATTCATCGATACCGTCTTGAACGATTTCACTCGTATCTTTATTTGACATTTTTGACTCCTTGTAGATTTTATTTATTTATTCTAAGTTAGATTTTAGAAATTTTATTGAGGAAGTTCTCAAAAATTTCAAACTTTTTAGCATCGAGCTGTTTCGAAAAAGATGCGCCTTCAATATTTTGCACAGTTTGCTCTAACATCTTCTGTGCATTTTTCTTTGCAACTAATAGATCATCTTGCCAAACCCATTCTACGCCTTCCATAATGCCATTTACGAATGCATCTGGAGCAGAAGGATCTGCTACGATATCTGCAGCCGTGGCCAAATAGAAATCGTCTTGAACTTCGTTGATACCTTCTTTATTTAGCTTCAACGAACCCATACCTCTGGATGAAACACCGAGCTTTACGCCTTCTCCGATAAGACCTTTGGCGATGTTACCCATTGGAGTATCCATCAACTTAGCACGACCCACGAAATTGGCGCCTTCTCTCTTCAAAGAAGTGATCATGTGAGATACACGATCGAGGTTAATGGACGGACCATCAGGATGACCTAACTCACCAAGAGCTCTGCCTTTCTGAATGTAAGTTTCGTCGTAACGATTAACTTCTTTTTCAAGGGTTTCTACAGGATACATACGACCGTTACGGTTCTTAATGCCGCCTTGCAAGAAGATACCTTCGATGTATACGTTTTTCTTCCCGTCTTCACGAGCTTCTGTGATACATTTCAGATCTTCGACAACTTCTGTGATTAGCTTCATGTTCTTACCTTATCCGAGATATTCTGTTGGAAGAGTGCCGGCTTTTTGTACTTCGAGTAAGACGTAGCCATTCGCGGTACCTACGAACTCAACAGTAAGGTTTGCTGTTTGACCGACAGTGAGAGCCATACCTGAACCAGCATAGTCGACATATCCAGTTGAATCATAGATTGCAACCGGTGTTGTGCCGCGCTTGATCACAGCATAACCTGCCGGATCAACTCCAAAGAAAGCTTGAGTAATGTATACTCCGCTAAGCACTTCGTTACCGATAGCAAGACATGTAGAAGTAGCATCTACGTTTGTCGTGATGCTATTACCAGATACTTTAATCGTGGTATTAGCAGCAGAAACGTGAATAACGGCCGACGTATTTTTCTTATTCGATGTAATAGTAACAGCCATTATTCACCTCTGTGTTGAATAGAGAAGTCCAACATTTGCTCGATGCCTTCTGCTGTATCGCATGCTAGCATGAACTCACGTTGGTTATCTTCGTTGAGTTTCTCAAAGACCGATACCAGCGTTCTCTTATGTGTTTCTGAAATGTCAGCAAGCTTAGTAAGAAGACGCTCTTCTTTGTTCAAAGGCTTGCCACCGCGCTCTGCTGAGAGCTTAGCAGCGATCGCCATCACTTGGCGCTTCTTCTGTGACTTACCTTGGAACTGAGGAGCATCAGACTTTTGGAAATCCTTGATTACGGTTCCCATTGAAGCTTTGTCCATGTTCAGCTTTTCTTCAATCTCTATTTCTTCAGCAACCTTTGGATGTGATAAACCATAAAGACGCTTTTTCGCTGTCTGATGGGCTGCTTTATCTCCGCTTATCCAGACATTCTTGCTGAAAGACTTTTGAGCTTTGGCTTTGTAGTTAGCAGCTTTTTCTGGTGTATCAAGGATCTCGTCGATCTGATCGGCTTCTTCGTTTTTCAATCTACTTTGAAGAGACTTTAGTTTTTCACGAGCAGCTTTACGACGAACAACTGAATAACCCTTGTCCGATGCGTCACGCTTTACGAAATCAATCTGGCGTTTTAGAGCATCATTTTCGTCTAGTTCTTCAAGTTCAACTTCTTCGTTAGCAATCTTACGAACGGCGTTCTTACGATTGTAGTATTTGCGAGCTCCATCAGCACTGTTGCTTTTTGCAAACAAACCTGGAAGTTGCTTACCGGCTTTTTGCGCGTATGCATCTTTCTTTTCTGCCGAGATCTCATCGATCTGCTCAGCTTCTTCTTTTCTTAAAGCATCGCCGCGCTTTAGAATCTTTTTACCAGCATCCCACGAACCCATTGAACGTTTACGGAGGCGACGATCGTCATCAACATCGGCTGCGTCGTATGCATCATCTTTCGCTTTTGCTCTGTAATTTCTCAGAGTATCTGTTGAAAGCTCTTCGAGTTCTTCAGCTTCTTCGGCAACTTTTTTCTTCTTACGAAGGAGGTGGAAGTCATGCGCATCGACCTTGCCATTCTTGTTGGCATCGATCTTGTGCTGAGCACCTTTCAGTGCTTCGTATACTTCTTCGTCTTCGCCAGGATTGTAGCCCTTACGGTGCTTTGGACGATCGGCCATCTTGACCTTCGAACCCTTAAAGAGTTCATCGTCATTGCCGTTACGATCGTCAGTCTTTGCAACTACGTGCTTGTCAATAAACTTCTGCTCGTCAGGATTCTTGACGACCATCGGCCCAAGCTGTCTTTCATTTAAGAAATCTTTAAGCGTCTTCGCCATCGTCGTCTTCTTCCTCTGTGTCTAAATCTTCTAGGTCGAGATCTTCTATATCAAATTCTTCGTCTTCGAACTCATCTTCGAACTCTTCGTCGTCGATGTCAAAATCCAAATCGTCTTCGAATTCTTCTTCATCGGTATCTTCAGGTTCGTCAGAAGCAAACATTTGTTGAGCATATGTGGTATGCTCATCTTCTAATCTCGCTGCGATCTTCTGACCCATGAGATCATCAAAGGCCGTAGCAAATCGAGTTGGCTGCTGTTCGACAGCGGCTCCAATTAGTTCGTCAATATCCATATAAAATCTCCAAAATTCTTTTACTATTTATAATGTATTTATTTTCCTACCAAATCTGGTACATTTGGAATAGGAGTAGCTTTCGCTTTCGGTTTACCAGGAGCCGGAGGAATCGCATCGTCCTCAGTAGGAGG